GTATTATAATATAATATAATAATAAGATAACTACTACTATATAATACTATTAATAGTGTACATATATGTATATGCGTAAGAGCGCGACCAGTACCCAAAGCCATAGCATATATAAACGTAACTATGTGGAGGAAGTGCTGCTGATGACAGCAGGCACACCGCAGGAGGAGGTCATAATTTACTTAAATGGTTCGCCCTTACGCGCGCGTACCCTAAGAGATAGATAATTCATGCGTAAATAGGCACAAAGATGTGATACTATATACGCATACGCGTAGGGTAATATAGTATAATATAATATTAATATAATATACTATTAATATAATAATAATAATATATATAATATATAAATAATAATAATATAATACTAGTGTACAAAATGAGAGGGATAAGCCGATTAAGGCTTGTCTCCCTATATAGTATATTATTATAAGCGCCACCTTTAGCGCGCTTTTCAAGCCTTAAGGTTAGCGTATTTTTTTACTGCCTTAATATTCTTAGGCGCGCTGGCTTGGTTATACTTCGACAAGAAGAAATAACTGTAATGTGATTATATGAGTGAGTGAAATAAAAAGAGAGTTTGAATAAGTCTTAAGCCGTAGAGGCTGTTTATTCTTGAGTCAAGCTGATAATTACACTTGATGTGTTAATCTTGAGTCCATTCGCAACAGCGAAATTTCTCAAGGCTGTAAAACCATCTTTGTCGACAGTCCTATAGCCACTTAGAGCGACTAACTTACCATCAGCTACTAATTTCTCTATAATAGAGACCTTAGGAGCTGGTGCAATTTCAGGCATGACAGGAGAAGTTTCTGAAGCACTGACGAGACTAAATCCATACTTAGAAGCAAGCTTCTGAAGTAAGGCTTTGTCTGCCTTGCTGATGTTGCTACCCATCAATTAAACAATGTTCCATAGTTATATATAAGTAGATCGTTTTAACTATATTAGGTTAGCCTAATAATAGTATAGTAATGTACGGTAATCGCCCACTAAGTACAGTATGGTACGGTACTGCTCTAGGTGAGCATAGCGAAAACCCTATTTTGAGAAATGGAGGGGATACAGATTCCTTCCTAAATACGAATGAAATTAGAACCTTATTTCGTTTCTTTTTTCTTACTAGCGTGCTTTAAGTTGACAAACCATCTTCTTATTGTGTACTTACGAACGTAACTAGCAATAACATACCATGCAGTTATCTGTAACATTCCGAAGATCTCACCACTCTGAATAACGTCTATATAAAGAGGGAGGATAGTATAGTTCATTATAGTGGCAATAGCACAACCAATAGCAACGTCAAGTGTGACCTCTAACGCAGAGCGTAGTTTGCTGTCCTTCTTCCTTGGTTTTCCCTTTAGGAAATTTAATTTAATCAAACTCATTATGTCCATAATAAAGATAGGTTATATAAAGGTTGCGTGGATTAGGGTTTCTTCTCTACGACTCTATCATCATTATGAGCCTTATAAGAAAGACCAGATTGAACGAGCGTACCCTGCAGCCTAAACAAACAGCGCTCCAAACCCCTCTTGGAGTGTTCGCCTATGAATTTCTTGCATGCAAGACATAAGACCTTTTCTATCTGTTTGTTACCGAACACTATCCATTCCCTCAATGTTTGATACCTGATCGTTCGTGAAAATTAGCACAGCATTTACATTTATTATTAATACAATCTTTCTCCAGCCTGCAACTGCACATTCCACAATCGCAACCTATGTATATGGTCTTTGCACCTATCTCGCCCTCGCCTGTTATCTTAAAGCCATCAAAATCCATTATACTCTCCTAATACGTCTTCGTCAGGAAACGGATTTTTCTTAACTGGTTTTACCCTTTTAATTATATTTATACGGTTGCCTTTATTTGCCTTGTGGCTTATTCTCTCTATTGGCTTTTCAATCATCTTGTTAAATTTCTTCATCATTTCCTCTGTTCCAGATTCCTTACAGCATGGTTCATACTTCTGACAGTTAGGAAACATTTGTTGGACTTTAACTATAATCTCATCGTTACTTGCTACAGGTTTCTTATTCCAAATATCAGGATCATTAGGTTTCATTTTCTCACCCAATCCTCGTCATGGCATGAACACATGCAATGATGCTCACAGTTTACTGTAGCACATGTAGTGCATTTAAGATTCATTGTCCAAAATGCGTATAGATATCAGACTGTCCACTGTATATAAAGATAATATACAACGTCCATGCGATACCTATTATCGCTCCTCCTATTAGATACTTCTTCTTGTTTACCTTACCCATTCGTTATCACACTCGTCACACCAATATATCTTTTTAACATATAAACCTTCTGCCTGAACTACAAAATCTGATTTACACTTTGGACATTTCATCTACAGGCATCCCTCGTCATTAACCATTCTTCCCAGCAAGCGTCAGCGTTTTCTCCATAACACTCTTCACATAATCCAATGTTCTTATACATGTTATGCAGATGGTCAATCTCTGCATCACAGTGTTCACACTGCAATATATCTCGCCTTTGCATTTGTTCTTTGTCTGTCCTTGTTATAATAAGGACTTCTGCATTTTCTATCTGCACAGCTCTTAGGATGTTCATACGTGCTTATCCACTGATTGCCACATCTGTTACAACTGTGCGTATAGTATTTATCAAATATCATTTGTCATACCACCATATAGTTATAGAATGAGCGCCATCCAAGTCAGGATTTACATCCACATGTATGTCAGGATCATCCTCTAAGAACTTCTTTACCAATTCAACATTGTACTTCATTCCATTAATACCCCTAAAAGTTCCTTTTCCAATTTTAATCTGTTCTCTCTTGACTGTATGCTTATAAGTTTGGCATATAAATGTTTTTTCCTTTGTTCCCTTTCCTTCCATAAGTGCAACTCATGAGTTAGGTCATCTTCAACCTCCTGTTCTATCTTCTCGTCAATCACATCCACAAATTTAATCATTATTAATCACCCTATATGCTCTTTTCCTATGGTTTAACCTAGGTAAAATAGATAAAACTCCATGACAACAAGGACATCTTGAACCATTGTTACCCCAGCCCTCGCCTTTTTTTATCCATAAAATACACTGTCTGCAATGCGAGTGTGTAAAGAAAGGCATTCTTTGTGGTCTTTTCTTATACTGTGTCATTGTATCACATGTGTTCTTACATCCTTTCATACATTATCCTCCAGCGTAGTCGTCTTATAATTGTGAAGTTTTCCTTTCAATGTCTTTATTTCCTCTTTGTCAGTCTTTCCATATATACTCTTAGCATCAGACCAGTACCAATATAACAATAACCCTATTCCCACAGGTAAACAAACCATAAGGAAGAAAATTCCGAAACAGAAGGTCATTCTGTCTCTCATCGTTCTCTCCTCGGTGTAATCATGAGCATCTTGTATCACTCCTAAATATAAACGTTTAAAAATTGGGCTGCTACGCAGCCAGTTTAATCGTCTTCATCTGCTAGGTTAAGTAAGTCGTCTTCAGCCTTTTGCTCTTGCAGAAACGTCAACTTCCAAAACACACGCCTGTCTGCCGTTGGTATCTTTTCAGGTTTATCCCTTGCGAATTTAAATTCAAACCACTTCATAAGGACTAGATAGTCTTTATGATCTAATTCTGTTCCCATGTTCTAGCTCAACACGTAGAGTATTTAAAGAAATTGCCTAGCTGGTTAGCTTAAGACCAGCCCTCCCTTTCGCAGTTGTGCTACTAAGGTATGCAAACTCACACTACTAGGCATATAACAATATTTATATGCAGATATATGTATTGTGATTCATGGTAGACTTTAAGATAAAGAAGGAAAAAGAAACGAAAAAATGTACATGTGATGCTGAAAACAGAGATATTTACTGTAAAGGACACGCATAACAAAAACGTTACAAATCCTGACAAACTTTATTAAGGCGTATAATATAAGAAAATCATGGGTTTTACAGATAGTATAAGAAGTCTTTTTGGTAAATCTAACGATATATCAAAGGCATATACCGAGTCTACATCAAGACCAAGCATAGCACAGCCATATATGAGTACCGATACTGGTGCTAAATTACCCATATTTCCATTTCCACTCATAATGATTTATGAGTTAGCAGATAACATTGATGCATTAAGGATACCTATTGAAACACTTAATAGGGAGATGTTTAAGAATGGATTCGAGATTGTTGAGAGATTTAAGTATAAATGCTCAAATTGCTCTAAGGAGTTCACATACAAGCCAATACAGGAAAAGGAACTAAAAGCAAGAGCTGCAACCGAGGGTAAAGGCGCAATAGCGCAGGAGGAGCAGATGGAGAGCGAAACAACGTCAGAAGCACAGTTAGGAGACAAATTACAATGTGATACCTGTGGTAGCACAGACTTGAAAAGACCTATACCAGAACATAGAAAGATATTAGAAAAACTAATAGAAGAGCCTGTAAACGGAAACAACCAGACTATAGAAGACGTAGCAAGAATGCTTGAAAGAGATTTGGAAATAGCAGACAATGCTTACATGTTACTTTTGAAGAACTACAACTTGGACGACAATACAGGTGATATTAATTGGGATAATACAGAGATAAAAGAATGTCTAAGAATAGATCCACCACAGGTTGCAATGATTGCAGACAGTGATGGTAGGATAGGTTATGACGATAAAAGAAACAAGGTTTGGGTTTGTCCTAGATTTGAACATAGGGATAGAAGACTAACAACAGACAGATGTGAAAGATGTGGTGCAGAAGCACTAAAAGCAATATGTGAAGTAAACTCTGTTTATTCTATAGGCATACCACAGCCAAAAAGAGTTGTTTACGGTGAAGGTGAGATAATTTGGAGAGCTGGTAAGTATAGACCTGCATTAATTTACGGTTATTCTCCTATCTATGCAGTATGGTCAAAAGCAATGTCTTTGAGCCACATGGATGAATATATTAGAAAGTATTTCGATAAGATGAGACCCCCAAGGGGTATGTTAGTAATTGCCTCGCGTAATTACGAAACATTCAGAAAATCATGGGATTTATTAGAGCAGAAA